GTTTAAGCGTTCAATTAATTGGTGGGTAAACTCCACTCGTTGTTCTTTTGTTGTTTCAAAGATTTGTTGTAGTTCCATTGTGTTTATTTGTTTTGGTTAAATTCTATTGGCTCAGCTTTTTTCAAAAATTCATTTACTAACAAATCAAGTCCCATTCTTTTTAATGTTTCTTTTATTTGTTGTTCTGTGTATATGTTTTCATTATCAAGTATCTCAATTGGTGTAATGGAGTTATCATAACTTCCAAAACTCATTGATTGAGTTGCAATTTTATTTACTTGTTCTTCTGTATATAGTTTCATAGGTTATTTGTTTTTGGTTTCAAACAAAAGATACTTTTTTAAAATAGTGTCAAATGTTTGGTTTAATTAGTTTTTGGAGTCCATACACCAGTTATTGTTACTTGGCTTTTAATAGCATCTACTTTTATACTATTTAAATTAGCTTTTCGTTGCTCATACTTTATAACGATTTGATTTAATATTTTTATTTTTTTCATAGGTTATTTGTTTTTGGAAATATGTTTCTAATTTAATTAAATAATTGTTTTTAAATAGCTTTTTTTATAAGAATTAGAATTATAGTTCTAATTATATTGTTTCGGGTTTGTAGTTATCAATATCAAAGTATCCTATCTTAAAACTGCTTGGCTCACGTCTTAATCTTCGTTTAGCCGGTTCGTACCCTTTGCTCTGGCAGTAGGTTAGTATCTCTAAGTAGGTAGCATCTATATTGCACATCATAATGCTAATAGGCTCACTTGCGTAATATTTGTCTATGTATTCTTTGCTTGATTGTGTCATTGTTTTGTTTTAGTGTGTAATCGGTTAAGGCTGCCATTACAAAGCCTGTTGCAATTAGCAGGAAGCAGATAGCGTAAATCATTTCGAGTAGATGTCTTGAAGTTGTCCAATAAGGTAACAAGCTACTAAAAATACGGCTAAAAGTTGTGCGGTTTCTTTTTTCATTGTGTTTGTGTTTTGATTAAATAATAATCAAATATACAAGTTTTACACAATCCCCCAAATTTATTTTTGTAACCTTGTTGCAATTATAGGAAAGCATACCTTCCCGTGCCACGCTTAAGGCTGAAGTTCTGCCAAGCTAAAGCCAAAGCCATAACGGCATCATCGTGGTAGCCTGAAGGTGCGGAGTACTTAACCCCCGTTGCGGTGTATTGGTATTCAAAGATTTCAAGTTCTTGGCTTATTATCCCGTCTGGATAGCCAATCTTACCTTGATGTATTGCAGCCTGTAAACCTTCCATTAGTTGTTGTTTACTTGAACTTGTAAACTTTAAGCCTTGTATCATTACTCCTTCCCTTTGTAAGTCCTCAAGAATAGGGTCGCCAACACCCGTAGAATCGACTAGGATAGGGCATTTAGGCAGTCTAAGGATAGTTTGCTTGGTATTGTGCCAATCCATTTGAAAGCGGTCAAAATAAGCCACATTCCCGTCTTCGTCTAATCCTACTATAACAGTCCAATCGACTGACTTGGCAAGGTCAATCCCATAAGCTACTACCGGCATTGTTGTAACCGGGTGTAAGCACTTGCGTATGTGTTGGCTGCCGAAAGGGTTAGCTGCGTTCTCAGCCGGGTTTGCCATATACTCCTGCTCAAACACAACCTCTGGAAGTTGCTTCCTGGCATCATCTATCTCGTTAGGGTCTATGTAAGGGTTATCGTATGTGGTAAACTTAAAGCTTTGCCAATCCGGCTCTGCTTTGCTAAACAAACTGAAAAAGTAATTTTTACCTTTTGGGGTGCTAAGGAATATAGCTTTCCCCTTAAAGTCCGTTAAAGTAGGTCTTATTGAGTTAAGCCACCCGTCTTCCAAGTTAGGTATAAAGGAAGCCTCGTCTACTATTACCAGGTTAAACTTTCGCCCTCTAAGGTTATCTAAGCGTTCCCCTGTAAAGAACTCCACTTTGCCACCATTTGGGAAGCTAATGTTTAAGTCCGATTTGTTATTAGGGAAGGGAAGGCTATTGCATAACTTCTCAAAGAATACCTTAGCCAATTTATAGGTAGGGGTTATGTATGCAACCTGACCGCCTTTGATTGCGGTTGTAATACATTTGATCTGGCTTAATTCCGATTTGCCGAACCTTCTACCGCACATTACAACAATGTACCTGGCTTCGCAGTCAAGTATCTTCTTTTGGTTTATATGTCCGTTAGGTAGTTCTATCCGCATTAAAGAATTGTCTTTCCGTCTACAAATACTATCTCTATCCTGTTATCTGTTTGAATATCCATTTGTTCCTTAGGCTTACCATAAACACGGGTAAGTAAAGTTTCTAAACTATAAAGGCTGCCCTTCTCCAAGCTTTTACGCATAGCTGCTGCTATCGTCTTTTCAAGTATCGTTGCCTTCGGGTTATCCCATACTGTTTTAAGTTCCTCTAAGTCCATAGACATCATAGCTTGTATGGTATCGTTTATCTCAGCAAGTTTATATCCCTGCTCTTTTAGTAGGCTTACATATTTTCTAGGTCTGCCGTTTGGATTTCCTGATTGTCCTGGTTTGTATGGTATCAAATGTTCTTTGCTCATTCTGTTATTATTCTGTTATTGAGCGATAGGGTGGTATTGCACCCCTTCTCTTACCTGGATTGGTAAGCGCATTACTTTTATGCTTCTATCGCTTGTTGTCTTTGTTGCAAAGTTACTTTATTACCTTTATACATACCTGCACCAAGTTCATCTATTTTTGAAAATGGCAAAATTGGTACTGATAAATTAGTAATTTTTGATTTGTCTATAAAATAAATATATTTTAGTTGAAACCCATTTAATCTTTCAATTTTATGTCCTTTTGCTCTTAATTTATTCATGCAATCATCCGAAACAGTCCATCCTTTTACTAAACTTTTATCCCACAATATTTTGCCGTGTACTATTTCACCATTAAAATTAAAAACTTGACCACTAATTGCAATACCAACTAAATGAAATCCACTTGCACGATATATAGTTCCATCACCACATTGAGTTCCATCTGCAAAACTAATTATCCATTTAATTTGTGGAGCATTTTTTTTAATAAGTTTTATTGTTATTGCTATGCAACGACTTTCGCTATATTTAGGTAAATAGTTATCAAAAGCCATTCTGTTAAGTTCTATAAATTCGTTCCATCCTGTACCTTCTACTAAATTGATTGTTCCTTTTTTATTTATACTAGGACCATAACTTAATACCCCGTGTAGCTTTCCGTCTAAAAAGCAGCCAAAGTGCAGGGTGCTATTAGGCACTACCTTACCGCTATAATGGTTTTGCTTTACAAACTCATTAGCAATCTTTGCTGGTATTACTTTTACTATTATTTCTTTTGCTCTGCCCATTGCATTATTATTAAATATAAAGCGTTTCCGTTTGAGTTTTCATTGCCCATTGTTTCTGCGTACTTGTATTCCTCAGTTCCTTTTATATCGTCTATTGCGTTCTTTATTTGTGTAGCCTGTTCGTCTGCCAATGTAAAAGTCATTTGTTGGAATGGTGCTTTATCTCCGTCTGGTAAGCTAAAATTTTCTCCTAAATCTTCTACATCAGAAAAGCCAGGTATATCCAAACCCCACTCTTCTAATTGGTCGCTATCCCAATTATTTGCAAGGTCGCTCCAATCCCATTCGCCATAGCCTACGTTATCTTTAACTATAAATTCCTTTTGTTGCTGCTCGGTTAGTTCACTTGCTTTGATAATCGGTATCTCTTTAAGTCCTGCTTCTTTACAAGCCTTTAATCTCATATTGCCACCAAGCACTACCATATCGTCATTAACTACAATAGGTCTAAGGTTAAGCATCTGAGGGAACTCGTTAATTGACTTTACGAGCTTTGCAAACTTATCGTCTTTAATTATTCTGGGGTTGTTAGGGTTTGCTTTTACTGTGTTGATTGGTACGTTTTGTATCATAGTATTCCGTTTATTATATCGTTTGCTTCGTCTATTGCGTCTTCTTGATCTAAGTAAGTGTCTACGTCTGCTATGTGCTTATTAATTAAAGTTTCTGCCATAGCGTAGGTGTAGTTGCCTATTGTGGTCATATCGTCACCGTTTCTACCTGTTTTGCATACTGCTAAGAAGTAAGCTTTATGCGTCAAGAGTAGCCATATAGCGTTTAACTTTCTCATCTGCCTTGACCTTTATATGCTTTCGGTCTTGGGTTATGCTTATTGAAGGACTTCTTTGCAGAGCCTCTTTTGCGTTTACCAAAGTTTACCTTTGAGCTATTTTCTTTAATCTTTGCCATAATTACAATAAAATAGAGTTTAATCTGTTAATTGCGTTTTGATAATTTTCTGGGTTAAGTTCACTTCCTATCCAATTAATACCATTTTTCTTGCATACTACTGCGGTTGTTCCGCTACCCATAAAGCTATCATAAACTAAATCTGTTGGTCTACTTGCTACCTTTAATATTCTATCTACCAAAGCCTCTGGCATTTGTGTAGGGTGCAGCCTTTCGTTTTTAGGTATATTATGCGGTACGTTCCATACAGAAGATAAAGGGTCATGAATGCCGCAATCTTCGTTTAAGTAAATATCGTCTCCTTTTGATAAATGATATATTATTTCATAGTCCAAGTGAAACCTTTTGTTTGTACTATCAAAGCTACCGCTATATTTCCAAATAATATAACTCTTAAATTTTAGGTCTGTAAACTCATTAAGAAACTCAATCCAATGCGGTGTCCTTAATGTTTTATCAAATGTCTTGCTTTTTATGTTAAAGTATATTTGACCTGTCGGCTTTAATATCCTTTTATATTCTCCAAATAGTTTAGTTAAATAATCGGAATAAAACTTAATAAATAGTATGTCTTTTGACTTTGCACCATAACCTGCGCCAGATATATCTTCGTAAGGTGGAGATGTAATAATCAAATCAACATAGTCATTTGGCATTTTTGCCATTGTTTCTAAGTTATCCTCGTTATAGATTTTATTGATTTCCATTGTTTAAGTTTTGGTTATGTACGTCTTTTAGAAGGTCTTTATATTGTGTTTTATCTCCGTATTCTATATGGCACTTTCTACATAACCCCATAAGGTTTTCAATCGTGTCCTTATCATTACTTCCACCCATACCTCTTGCCTCAATATGATGCACGTCTACCGCTTGTGAGCCACACACTTCACAGGGAATGAAGTCAGTTGTTTTATACCCCATCCCCTGCAAATATATCTGCGTGTGTTTTTTCATAGCTTCCCCATTAAATTTTCCGTTGATTAATAATTAAAAATTTAACTATGAAAATTATTTATTGTCTATCTCTTTTAGTTTGTTAATTGCCCACTCAACTCCGCTAGTTCCACCCCAAGCATCCCACATTAAGCCGCCACAACCTTCGCTATAAGGTACATCTTTATGCTGCTGATGTCTCTTAAAGGAAGCCATACGAGCAATCGTGTCTCTACTTATTGGCTCTCTATTTGCTAATTGTCTTGCTCTTGCTTTGCCGGTTGCTTCGCCACAAGAACCCCATCCGTTTTTCTCTGCCCATTCTATTGCCCTCTTTGCGTTATTAGTTGCACTCTCTGGGTAATCGGTATAGCTATCTGCGAACTTGCCACCTGCCAGGATAGCCTTCCAAACTTGCATAGCTTTCTCTTCGGTTTCATAAACACAACCTCCGTTACCAATCCGAAATTTCCCGTTTGAGCATTTTATTACTGGCATAGTTTACTATAAATATACTTTCTGTCTAAATTTATCTCCTCAAAGTTATACTTCTTTTTGCAGAACTCAAATAGTTTATCTCCGCTTTCCTTTCGCATCTGCTCATCATTAATTAAATCTTTAATATGCTTATACCAATCCTTTTGACTTTTAACGTAATGCACCGGCATATCTAAGTACGGATTGACAAAGCTAACAACAGCAGGGTTCTTTTTAGCAGCCGTTTCTAATACTTTAAGATTTGACTTCATAGCGTTGAACTTGTTATCTACCAGAGGAACTATTGAAATGTCGCTATCTGTGTAAGCTCCCATGTATTCTGTAACCTTTGCATAGTTATAGATCGTGGGGTTAAGTTTTAGTCCACAAGTAAACGCGTCTATCATTTTATCCCATACCGGCTTCTCGCCATCGTTGTACCCGGCTATCACAGTTCTTATATTCATACCTTGTAACCTTTTGAAAGGATGCCTAATCAAATCTAAGTCCCTTTCGTGTGTTCCGCTGCCTGACCAGAATAGTCTAACCTTATCGCTTTCTAGTTTCTCATCTCTAAACTGCTCATCTCCATAAGGCAAAGCGTTTGGTAATATGTGAACATTCTTATTGTATTTAGTTATCTCTGCTGCTAATCTTTCATGGGTGCAGGTACAAAGGTCTGCAACTTCTAAATAGTCGGTAATCAGTTTAGGTATGTTATTGAGCTTGTATCTTAAATACAACAAATGGCTTTCGCTAAGTTCCCAGTAATCGTCATTATCTACTACTAACTTAAAGCCGTACTTATTGCGCCAAGTGTCCATTTGCTTTGCATCTATCTCGTTAAGCATTCTATTGATAAGCACTATATCCCACCCCTGCTCTAATAACTCATCATTAAGTACGTCTGTAATAAGTGCGTACTCTTTTTCCATGTGTACTATTGGCATCATTATCCTGTGGAAGCCTACACCACTGTTAGCAGAGGTTATACAAAGTATTCGCATCTTATATTCTTTTGGTTGTGATAGATGTCCTGATATTTTTCCCACACGCTTTGTGCCCTTGCCAAGCTTTCGTCTTTCATTCGTCTATAATCTGTTCCGTTGCCTACATCGTGTCCGATGTGTTCTGACCTCATATCCGGCAGGTAGTAATTTGTAAAGCCTGTAATAGTTGCTCGTTCTCCGTAATCTCTATCTTGCATTCCGTAGGGGTCATACTCTTCGTTGTAACCGCCAACCGCATCTATAAGTTCACGAGTAATAAAATTGTCTCCAAAAGGTGTATGTGTTTTATGTACTCCGTCTACTATTGGTGGCAGTTCCTCTACACAATGTATTCCAATAATGCCAGTTTTTGACACACGTTGAGAAAACATAACCCATTTTGACAACCAATTCTCAGGAAGTAAAATGTCATTTGCTAACAAACAAACTGCATCATAGTTTTGCGTTATTCTAAGTCCTGCATTTACTCCGGCTGCTATGCCTCGCTTTTCTTTTGATAAGTCATAACCGGCAAAAGGGTAATTAAAGTTCTCATGCGTATCGCTTCCGTTATCTATTAAGAAGCAGTCTGCATTATATCCAGAGTTGTAAAAGTTCTGGTTAATTACACGCTTTGTTAAATCGTGCCTGTTTTGTGTAAGTAATAAAATAGCTACTTTCATTATCTTATATTTGAGCCGATTTCCCTTGCCGGAACTCCTGCGTATTTAGTATTTGCTTTTGCATCTCCTTTTACAAAAGCACTTGCACCTATCATACAATTTGCGCCAATGTGTGCAAACTGATGTAGAACTGCGTTAAGTCCTATATTGCTTCCTTCTTCTATAATCGAATGTCCACCTATTTTTGCTCCGCAGCTTATAGTAACATTGTCAAAGATTGAACAATCGTGTCCTATGTGTGCGTGTTTCATTATGAAACAATTATTTTGGATATAGGTTACATCTTCTGTTCCTGCGTCTATTGTTACAAGTCCTGTGATAATATTGTTATCGCCTATGTATACTTTGCCTTTTTCTTTTTGCCAGAACTTCTTATGCTCTGCTTTGTCTCCGATAATACAATAAGGACCGATGTAGTTGCCATCTCCGATAATTACGTTATCGCCAATGATAGCGGTAGGGTGGATAAAATTAGCCATTCTTTTTATTTTTAGGTTTTGGTTGCTCTTCATACCAAGTATACAAGCGTTTAATCATATCGAAGATACAATTACCGCACCATACTGTTAAGATAAAATCTGCACTCATATACTTGCGATAGATATGCTCGTACATTTTCAAGATGTCTAAATCGATATTACGCACATAACCATTTTGGACTGTGTGCCAATTACCAACGTGTTGATCTAAAAAGTTGCGGTGTTCTATTTCCATAAGTTCCACATTAGTTTAGATAGTAAAGGTGCTGCTACTCCTGGTATAAATACAAACGCAATAACATCGGTACATATTGCAGGTAGAAAATATAAAGCCAATCCTGTCCAAGCTGCTAAACAACTCGTGCAACTAAACGGCTTAAAATCTAGTTTCCACTTCCTATGAAATTGATGTATCTCTACAAAGAATATTGCAAAGCATATCGCAGCTATTATTATCATTTGCGTAATTGTTTTTTAAGTTCTCGTTTAGTTAATTTAAGTTCCCTATGTATTGACATATAAGGTATGCCGGTTACCCTGCTAAGTTCCTTAGCGTTGCAGTTATGCTTGATAGCATACACCCTTAAAAGTTCTGCTTTGTACCAATGCATCTTTGATAACTCATCTTCTACTTTATTAAGCAAATCCTCATCTCTATCGTGTGCTATTAACTCTACTTCTAATGGCTTTCTATAAGTCCTATAAAATTGGCTTGTATTACTCTGCATCATATTTATCATAGTTCGCACCAAGTAGAACTTTAATACGTTTCTTTTTCGCATATCAATTATGCGTTCCTCATCCATTTCGCATAGAACCTTAAATAGTTCACTTCTTAAATCTTCTCGCAGGTCTTCCGGCTGCATTTTATCTATTGCATCCTTTAATTCTCGGCTTTCCCAAAGTTCTAATATGATGCTATTCTTGTTCATATTTTTTTAAGGTTAGTTTGCCGTTCTCTTCGGTTGCTATGTAACAAAAACAATTTGATGTCTTTGCTAAGTTTAAGAATGCTATTTGATAGCTGCTAAGTTTATCTCCTATTGCTTTCGTCTCGCAATATACCGCTACTCCTGTTTGAGTGTGGAAGCCTACTACATCTGGAACTCCTTTAAGTCCTATAAACGTTCTACCTCTTACCGCAAGATTGTTATTGCGCCATACAAAGCACCCGTTTTTGTTTAGGGTCTTTATTGCTTCTTTGGTTAATTCGTTTGCGGTCATAAAGCAAAAATATATTAAACTTTTTGATATTGAGAAATACTTTTGAAAATTTGATAAGCTACCTGAGGGACTATTGCATTTCCGTAGGCTTTAATGCTTTCTTTTCTCCATTTAGAAAAGGTAATATTGTCCAATTCTCCGGGAAGCCCATCATTTCCTCTACAAATAGCGGATTTAGTTGGGAAGGTTTGCCAGTTATTTCTCTCACTCTTTTTGAAAGTGAGTCCTGTGTTTCCAATCCTGTTACCTTCTCTCCGCAATCCGATGCAAGTGGTGTCGGTATTAAACCCATTGCTAACGCTCTTGATAGTGTTACTGAGCGCATTGATCCTTCCTTCACTTGCGTTGACTTCATTGTTGCTGTTGCATTGGTTTGATCCATAGTTGTCGGAGTAGGCAATAAACCAGATGCGGTCTCTTCGGTGTGGTGCGTTAACGGAACAAGCTGGAAGTAAAAACGGTAGGACTTCGTAGCCTTGATCTTCCAAGTCAGTTTGCACCTCGTCGAATACCAATCCCCCGTTCCAATTAGTAAGTCCGCGAACGTTCTCGCCCACAACCCAACTTGGTTGAATTTCCCGAATTGCTCTAAGCATCTGAGGCCAGAGGTGTCTCTCATCTTCTTTGCCAAGTCGCTTTCCTGCATTTGAGTAGGGTTGGCAAGGGAAGCCTCCACTAATGATGTCGATTGCTCCTCTGTGAATAGAGAAGTCTGTTTTGGTAATGTCATTGTAAGATATTGATTTTGGGAAGTGATGTTTTAATACTTTTTGTCCAAAGGTGTTCCATTCGCAGTGAAATACGTTTTCCCATCCGCACCATTCGGCTGCTAAATCAAAGCCACCTATTCCGCTAAATAAACTTCCATGTCTCATTTGAATGTGGTTTTGTTTTGTAAAATTTGTTCCTCAAAAAATAAAGCTACCGCTACGGCTCTTGCTTGGTTTTTTAACCATTGTTCAGTCCACTCATCTCGGTACTGCTTGGCACTTATGATGTCCATTTTATTAGCCTTGTAGGTAATAATTTCCATTAATTTCTTTTTAGCAACTGCACCATCTTCTTTTGTCCAGGTCTTGATGCCGGTATTATTTAGCTTCGTAAATACGGATAAAGGGTTAAACAATCTGTCAAAAGTTCTATTTTCTAGAACCTTATACTCCTGGTAACTGTAATCAATTATCTCTAAATCAGTCAAATGCGGTATTGCTTCTACTCGTTCTTGTGGCATCATTTTTCTTACTTCGTTTGCTTTTTTCTTGTATCTATCCATAACCTGACTAAAATAAGCCGGGCTAAAATTTTGGTAATGGTCTAAAAAGTCATTAGCTACCATTTGCTTAAACGCTACTTTAATCTCGTTTATTGTAAAGCCTCCGTATTCACTTCTTATCCAATCCTCTAAAACTGCTAACTTAACTTTGTCTGGTATTACATTTATGCCTACTAATTGCATAATGTAAATCAAGTTCTGATGCAGCATTGTTTGGTTAAGGTTTCTAATCCTCTCACCCGAAAAGGCGGTCATAATCTCCTGCTCCGAAGGAAGTAGCGTTGATAAGGTTGTAGCCGTCAAGGTTAAATTGTTCTCCTTTTGTAAGTTTTCGCTGATTATTTGAAGTTCCTTTTGCATATTGTTTTGTGTTAGTTATCCAATTATTTGCTGCTGCTGACCAACTTTTCATAGGGTTTTTACCTACTTTCCACCCGTTGCTAGTATAGTAATTTACAAACTTTTCGGCTTCAATCTTAGCTTGATCTGCTCCTATCCGTATTGCCATATATTCGTAAACCTCTTCAAAACTACATTTAGAATTTGTATTTTCTGCAAGTTTTTTCTTTACCATTACCTTATCCTTATCCATATCCATTTCCTTATCCATATCCATAGCACCATATAAGGGGCTTACAAGGGGCTTAAATTCGTCATCTAACAAATTGTATTTTTGTAAAATTTTGATAATTCCGCCGTGTGCTTTGTTGTCAGGGTTAAGTCCGCTTGGATATTGAAAATCGATAAAGGAAGGTATATACCATTTATTCCCTCGATCTATTCTAACAACCTTATCTCCAAAAAATTTAACTGCGTCTTTTTCGTTAATTTCCTCGCCTATTCTTATCCTGGCTACATCAATGTCTACCTGCCAAATTCCTGCGTGGTCGCAGTCATCACAGATGTAAAGCCATAGAAGTTTGTAAGGTGCTGATAGGTTGCGGATAAAAGGTTTTTTCCATTTCTCCGTGTCTGTAAATCGTTTAGCCATAAAAAAAATAAACCCCGATAGCTGCGAACTACCAGGGTTATTATCATTTA